GTCTTGACAGTGAAACATTCACTAATGCAATTGGCGACAACCAAACTGTTGACATGACGTTTACTACCCAAGTTGGTGGCGCTAATGATACAAATAATGGTATCTTTATGGAAGGTTCTTATCCTCCGTTCCGCACCATTAACTATTGGCCGTTAGGTCAAGTCAAAGATGATGACGCAGCCTATAAAGGCAATGCAATGGCTACCAACCCATACTAATATCTAAAGATATAAACACAAAAGCCGCCAAGAAATTGGCGGCTTTTTTATTATCTAAAAAGGTATTATGCTAACTAGACAACATTAAGCTCTCCAGAAGAATCGCCAAAATGCTCCATATCTATTCCGTGTTTATGAAGAACGCTTACAAATAAATCACACATAGGCTTTTCTTTTTCAACCCTAAAATGCTGGCCTTTATTTTTTCCTCCTACCAACATACAAGGCAGCTCATCATGATTATGACGATTTCCATCTGATATACCAGCACCATATATAATGTCAGTATTATCAAGTAAATTGTCTTTCTTCATTTTATCTATAAACTCTGAGAATAACCTAACATGAAATAAATCGATTTTAGCAAGCGCAGCAAGCTTCTGAGCGTCTTTTTGATGATGAGATAGGCTATGGTGCCCCTCGTTAACTCCAATCTCTCTGTGAGGCCCATTATAGCCATCATGAGCGGTTAGAAAAGTAATTACTCTAGTAGTGTCCGTCAAGAACGCTAAATGCATCAAATCATACATTAACCTGAATTTATCTGACTTTTTTTCTACATCAAAATCAAACTCAAAATTATTTGTTATATTAAACTTATCTCTTCTTTCTAGTTCTAGCTCAACCTCTCTAACAGAATACATGTATTCATCAAGTTTAGCTTTATCAGTCGCTGATACCTTGTTAATTAAAGAACGACTATCTTCTAAGACGAAATCTAATATTGATTTTTTATAAAGCTTTTGTTTTTGAGCTAGCTTTTCAACTTTAAATAATCTGTTAAAAATATCACGCGGGTCATGCATTGAAGCCATTGGCTGAGAAGCGGATTTCCAAGATAAATTATATTGATAAGCACAACTATAACCAGAATCGCACTTTCCAATTAACCTTGCTTTTGCGCCTGTGAATTGCAGGCTGTCGAATCTAGTGATACCGTTGTACTTATCTGCTAGATATTGATCCATAGATTTGCCAGATCGTATTTTAGATTCATGCTTGTGAGCTTGTTTGCCTGTCAAAAATGTAGAGCATGCTCTTGCATGGTCTCCAGCGCCATCTCCGTTAGCTCTTGCTTTATCATGAGTTAAGCCTGAAATGATTTGAGTGCAATCTAAATGATCTTGCATAGGAGAAAGAATATTTGGCAAATCAATTAAATCGCCGTAATACTTAGGTGTCCAATGGTGCATATTTATACCATTAGGAACATAAACAGCAGCAAATCTTTTAATATCGCTTTGGTTGCCAAAGCACTCTAAATGTGGTAGTGCGAAAGATAAACCCAAAGAGCCTAAAAAGGCCCTCCTAGACGTATGCGTTGTAGACAACATAATCAGCTTCTCCTGTGGTCCCTACAGCATCAGTACCAGCGACCTGTAGCGGCGCCGCTCCATATATGTTGTATTTTGCCACTAAAGTTTGTAAACGTTCTTCCGCATCATTGGCTAACCCTCTGTAAGTTTTAGCTATCTCATTTTTATTGGTTCGGGTGATCATAGAATCCCCGTCTCTTAACGAAATAAAATCTACAGAGCTATCAATGCCTTTTAAAACTGATCTAGTCTTCTTTTTATAGTATTCGACTAAATATAATTGCTTGTAAATGTCAGCCTCTTCGAATCTGAAATTACCTGTTCCTTGAAGGGCTGTGTCTCCATCTGTAGTGCCTGAACCAGAAAAAGACGTATAAAGCTGCGTATTCAACAAGCCTACGTTATTTTCTAGCCAACCGGAAATAGAAGATATGGTTTGATAGCCCGTATCGCTATCAAACTCATCTCTGAAAATGCCAGTAGCTATAGTACTAACAAAATAAGGTGTTTGCTTTTTATCTGAATTCCAAGCCATAACACATTATTTTACACTTAAAAACCCTCGCCTAGAATCTTTTTAGCTTTTTCGTGATCAGGGTGATTTGGGTCGCAAACAGAGCCCGCTTGATTTTGAAGCACAATACTCTTTTGCCCTTTAGTTACTCGACGGAATTCTTTGCGTAATTTCTCTTTTAATTCTTTTCTATTTCCACTAGCAAATAATCTAACTTTTCCACATAGTTTTTGCAGATCAACTAATGTCATGTCACTCATTTTATTTTCAAAGATTTTAGGATCATTTGTACCAAAATGATTTACTTCATGAACTCCAAGCGTCTTTTCTAATTCTTCGATATGCGAAATGGTCTCGTCATCGATTTTGCCGCTAGAATACTGCAAACCGTCTAATTTTTTAGCTTTTTCTGTTGCTGTTGCTTTCTTCTTGGTGGTTTTTCTTTTTGCTGCCATATGCTATAATAGTATACACTAGATTTTTTCAAAAAAAAACTCCACCCCCGAAGGGGTGGAGCGTAATTTGCTTAATATCAGCTTGATTACATAATCAAACCAACCAAAGCGCGGTTGTCGACAACCATGCGACCCTCTTCGAGAGCGCCATAGTAACCGATTCGTTGCTGCCTAATAGAGAACTGATCGTCCGCTACCAAGTTAAACTCAGAACCAGTGTCAGAATCGACGGCGACAGCACGAATCAGAGAGTCACGACTACGGTCGAGACCAACAATGATCTGCTCTGTGTCACCAGCGAATGCGCTAGAAGCAGAGGTGGAACCATGATTCAAATAATCAGTAGATCCAGCCACGGTGTCAAACACGGTGTTGAAGCGCTTACCGTCACCAAGCTCAAGAACTTCCATGATATTAATACCGAAGAATTCGGTAATACCACTAGATCTCCAAACGTCGTTACGGATAGCATCCGTAGCAGGAATAGAGGTAGAGTCCTTATCAGCAGTTCCTACAGCCGAACGAGTATTCATTGGCTGATAAGCGATAGAGCGAATCTGCTCTACCACCTCTGGAGAAACCAGAAGGTCTGTGATTCCATGGCGAGCGCCCGCAGGAGTACCACCAGCCCAAGAAGCGTTAACGCGACGAGCTTTTGTGATCAACTTATTGATATCGTCCAACTGGAACACGTCAGCTTTAGCAGTACGGAAAACGTTACGATTCTTAGCAGTAAACGTAGCGTTTCCAGCAGTAGCTTCAGCTAATGCAGTCATCAATAAGTTAGAGGAGGTGCGCTCCTGTTTTAATAAGACTTCCTGCGCAACGCGCGTAAAGGTCTTGCCGATTACATCCAGACGAGAGCGAGAAGCGTACTTTCGATCGAAAGCAACTGCGCTATCTAAGGTGTATGTAGTAAACTTCAGTTCTGCGGCAGTCGGCTGCACAACGTTAGTTGGCAGGCCACCAGCAACAGACTGACTATAAACCTTGATATAATCTTCGTCAAAGACATCGTAATAGAGGTCTAAAGGAAGAGAGGGGTTATCGTCAGCATTGTACTGAAGCGGAGTAAACAGGTTACTGATTGTCGGAGCGTTATTGATAACTTCCGAAACCACGGGGCCAATAAATTCAGCCAAAGCAACCTGCGCATTATAAGCAGTTTCACGATTCTTAGAGGCCATGGCCTTAATAAGATCGAGCTGCTCTTGAGTTCGTTTTAATGTGATCTTCATAATACTATAAGTTCCTTTCTGTTTTATTAGCCATTATCAGATGGGCTCCATGATGCAGAAGCATCGATGTAAACCATAGCATAATTTTCTGTACCAGTACCCGCAAAATAGTCAGACTGACCATTCTGAGAAGTTCTGTTACCCGTCGCGAGAATATGACCTACAACACGATGTAAATTAACCAGTGTAGGATTCAACCCATCCATTGTACCAGCGGTTGCACTTACAACTGCTACGTTACCCGGAGTGAAAGTTGCACCTTCCGTGTAAGCGTCTGCAGAGAATGTAAATAAACCACGAGTAGCTACTGGACAAGCCTGTCCGCTGAGCACCGCTTGTAATTCGTCCCTCTTAATCGGATTGTAGATGAGCTTCTCACCGTTCTCATCATTTTTAATCGTTTGATTAAGTGTGACTCCCAATACTGGAGCACCGGTCGTTGCAGCTTGTACACGGAGGGGAACTTGAGGGTATTTGTCGGCACCCACGAATGGATAATCCGTTTTACCAAGGTAACTAGAGGAAGCTGCAAATTCAATTACATCTTGCTTCAGATCACCGCTCAGCACCTTCACTAACACGCCTGCACTACCGTCTCCATTGGTAGATGGATTGTCATCTACGTCTTGATTTGCAAACAGATTGATCACATCGTGTTCACTGTATTGCCTGAATGGATATAGTCTTAATGCCATAATATTTTAATATGTTACTGAAATTGTTTCAGGGTTAAAGGCCTTCATGAATTTGTCTCGTAGAGACTCTTCTTTAGAAGAAGCTTCGTTATTATTAACGATGGCAGGATCTTCGGAAGCTTCAACGCTTTCCACAAGTTCCTCGACTGTTGCGTCTTCCTTAACACTGGCCTCAGTGCTAAGTTCAGCCAAACGTTTCTCGAGCTCTTCTTCCACCTTAGCTTGAAAAGCAGCTTGCTGCTCTTCTTTGTAAGCTTTGCTCTTATGCTTAAGGATGACCTCAAGCTTTTTCTTATAATCTTCAAAAGCAGCCTCAGAAGATTCGAGCGCAGCAACTTCCTTGGCTAAAACAACGCGATCGCTGTCGTCCAAGTCATACTGGGTATCGATATTTTCCATTCTGCTATTGAACAATTCCTCTGCTTTGGCAGTGGCGATTGTGCTCTCGAGAGAAGAAATCTTCTCTTGAGCCTCTTCGAGTTGCTTTTTGAAAGCGTCAATACTAGCTTGGGCTTCTTCAGCGCGAGCAATCGCTTCAGCCTTCTGATTTTCGGCTGCTTCTTTCTCTAGCTTCCACTCTGCATCCTTCTCACGGATTTTATCCATGATATGAGTTGCCATGTTAGCCACAGACTCTTGCGAAAACTCGGACTTCTTTCCCAATTTAGTATCGAGCATTTTCTCGAACTCCATGGTTAATTCTTTTGTGTCCATAGTTTTAAAACTGTTATGATTTTTTACATCTATTTCTGCATTTTGTGAAATTTTTAAAATATTTTTTTGAATTTTTTCTGCAGTAGAAGCATCGCTTTGATTATTATCTTCTGCCTCTTTTCGCTCTTGAGTAGTAACGCCTTTAACATTAGCGGCAGGTTTAGTAGTAAAACCTATACCAAGAGGAAAGACTTCTCCTACAACTAAACGATAAACAGGCGTCCCGTCTTCAAGGGCGCCGCCTCCGTCAAACGCACGTAAATAATGTTGAAATTCTTTAATTTTGTTAGGATCGCTAATAATTTCAGCCTCGTTTAAATCTTTAGAGCCTAATGCAATCTGATAATCATTAAAGCCTAATTCCCAGCTAGCAGAAATTTTATTATAATCCATATCGTCAGGATCGCTTGCTTTTAGTAATAATTCTGCAAATTCAGGATTAACAGTTTTATAAATAACTGCTGCTAAAGAAATATGAAAAGGGTCTTTTCTATTTTCTAAATTATCCGTATTTAAAATTTTATCATTTTGTAGATCAGTAAAAGCGGCGTTAACAATATGGCCAACAACCTTTTGTTTTTTATGTTCTATATTTGTAGGCTTATGTACGAAATAATCTAAAAGCTCTTTGGCTGTAGACGAATTAATACCGTCTCCATTCCTGTTGAATTGATTCACAACCGCAGCATTGAAAGCGGCTCCAACCAAATCTATATTACGGTCCAAATCAATACCTTTTGGTATCAATGGTTTTAAATTATCTAAAGAAGCTACGCTTATACTTAGATCTTTTTCTAGATCATCTGTAGCAAAAACTTCAAAATCAAATTTAGTTTTAAATTTATATGGTTGATTCATACTTTGTATATTACACAATTTTTTATTATTTAAGAGATTTTTTAGAGCTATGATATAAAATTGCAGAAGAATATTCGTCAAGCGAATGTTCTGCGCTTAATTCTGTAATCTCATTTAAAGTATTTAAGCTTAATAGCTGTTTATGGTTTTTTAAACAATTAACAGCGGTTTCCTTCCAATCTTTACGTTCTGTAGAGCAAATGACAGCTTCGCATACTTTATGCAAAACGTCTTTTTGCTGCTTCGATAGGCGTTTCTTTTTGAAAACCTTTTTAGCCTCTGTATCCAACTCGGAATAAAAAGCAGACGTAGCATCTATTACATTTTTGATTTCATCTACCGCATAAGTAATTTTTTTGGCTTGGCTCTTTTCGGTCTTGGCTCCATTAGGTCGACCCGGAGAACGAGGGGTTCTATTAACTGGGATTGAATCAATAGGGGCATCACCATCTTCTTCATACATAGGTACGCCGCCTACCAACGGATTATACCATCCCTTTTTGCGATCTTCTAAAAACTTTTCTTGAGCAGATTCCAATTCTTGTGTCGAAGGAAATACTCCTGTTTCGATTACCTGCATGCCCTGTTCTGGAGCTAAAATACCAAGCTCCATCATTCTAGTAATAACACGTTGGACTTGATTTTCATCCTTCATGTCGATATCTTGAAATTTAGCTTGCGGTGCAGACCTAAAGCCAAAGTTTTTGCAAATTTGGTCTATCTCTGGTTGTAAAAATTCTTTCAAAAACGCTTCTCTAGATTCGTGCAGTCTTTGCAAGAATAATTGAGCTTTAATTGTTGCATTAGCAAACTTTTCTTCTCCAAGCATTGCGTTTTGCAACCCTTCTTTAATATCTTGATTGATAACATCATATTTCGAAGGCCCAATAACTTTTTGTAAATCCGGAATAATAAAATCAGCTTTAGTTGTGTAATCGCTAACAAGCACGCGTCCTACACTCTGATTTGTAAATAAGCTCTGCATAGCGTGCATATTGCGAGGATTAATCCCTCCTTTGTCTGGAGTTGCGCCCATTGTGATCATAAGCACAACATTCTCAACCGTACGACAAATCGCTTGGTCGATTTTTTTCATTTCAAGCTTAAAATTAATATCATCTAAAACAGCAAACCCAAATGGAACGCCGAAAGGCTCATAATCTTGCTTTTTATAAAATGCATATCTAAGCTTGGAGGGATCTAAATCTACTTTGATTCCGCTAATCGTCCAAGAATCGTTACTGATTCTTTTTTTGATATTGTCAGGGAGCGCCTCAAATAACTCTTTGTCAGCGTCATTTTTTGGATCTTTAAGTCGCTCAACCTCATATTCACTTAAAACTTTCGCAAAAAATCTAACATCAAAAGATGTGGCTCGTTGAGCAACGATGTCAAACGGGTTAAGCATAATGTAGCGAATAGGAATTTTATTGGTTTCTGCCATGATCCCTAAATTTCTAATTTTTGCAAACTCATCCGCCTTAAATTTACCTTCTACCGCATACAGAAAAATATTACCGCTGCGATAATACTCTCTAAAAAATTGATCTTTTAAGTTCCAAATGCCGATTTTTTTAAACCAAGAATTAATAAACTTTCTCGATTTGGCGCTTCCACCTTCTAAGTAAACTCTTGAGTTGGCAAAATCTGCCATCATGTCAATTGAATTTCTGAAGATGGCAACATTACAGTAAGCTTTTTGGCATAGCTCGATAGCTTCTCTAACATTTACTCCATCCATCGCATACTGATATGGCAATAAACCGTTACGAATATTGTTATAACCGTATAATTTGGGCGATGTCGCGATGCTGTTCCTACGGGTGTCAGTTGTTCCTCCTCCTCCACTACGATCGTAAGCTTCTGCTGTATAATCGTAAAAAGAATCCCCTATAAGTTTTGGCTCATAATTATTGTCAGCTCCCGCTAAACTCTCATAAGGATTGTTGGGGTATTGAAAATTTTTTTCAAATTTATTCCAATAATCTGACCGTTTAGTATATTTTCTCTTTGCCATCTCTGTAAGTTTACACCGATTTTATTTTAAAGTGACTTTTAAAAGTTAAAAGTTAGTTTATAAACATTGGTTCAAATGTCTCTATTATATCCGACTTAGGTTGTTTTTTCGAGTCAAAATATATTTTAGACATCCAATTAGCTAACACTAAAGCTGAATAAGAGTCTTTTCGAGCTTTGTCTGGTCCAGTTTGCCTTCTCAAGTTAGTGGGTAGATCAAATGTTTGCGTGCCCTGAGCACTAGTAGTGATTTGAATTAGTGCGCATTCGTTTTTAGTTAAATTAATCATATCTGATTGATGCTCGATAAAATCAATCATTTTGGCTCCCACGCTCTGCTTGTCTGAATCGCTAGGTCGTAAAAACCTAATTTTTTCAATAGGTATTTTTTTATTTTTTTGTATTGTGTATTGATCATCAATAGCTTGACTTCCAAACATAATGCGTCGATGATCAAAATGAGCTTGTAGTAATTCGTTAGCCTGACGAATCCAGTTGCTCGTAGGCTTTCTCAATATAACTGTTTTATGCTCAGACTTGTTATATTGTTGCTTAAATTGTTTTAAATCTTCTTGATACTCATCAGGCCTTTCAAAGTTAACGTCAATTGTTTGAAGCTTAATGTCTTTGTTTTTAAATAATTCGCTCTCATTACAAGCTTGTAAAAACTGAACGCCACCATTGTAGTCACCGCATATTGCAATAATATTAAAATTTTCTAAACAATATAAAAAGTATTCAATATGGTGTTTTAATGATGTCCCTGCTAAAGCGTAACCATGAACCAAAGTTGTTTTTTGTTCTTGTTCATTGAGTTTCAAAATTTGTATAGCAAAATCGTCCGAACTTTCTGTTTGAGACCAAGAAGGGTCAAAGGCTAAAATGTATTCTGCATCTGGATCACCCTGCACCTCAACACATGGCAATTCTCCATCTGGGACAGTACATAAAGCCATTTTGCTCGTTTTAAAATAACCCGCACTATCATCAGTGAATATAGCGCCAAATTCTCGTTCAAACTGAGACTGACTCATGGTTGCTTTAGCTTGATTAATCAAGTTCTGATCGTATAATTGCTCAGGAGCGCAATCATATGAAAAATGCATAATACAGCGAGATGCGCTATCCTTTTGTTCTTCTAATGTAATATTAAATTCAAATTGCTGATATAATTTGTAAAGATATTCAAATTTATAAGAAGCAGATGAAAGAGATATTAGTTTATTGTTGGGCCAAATGTATCTCTCGCTTTCAGACATCTTACCTTCCTTTATTAATTTTGTCTCTAACTTATGTAAATCATCTCTTTGAGTAGGGTTGGTTACCACTGACAAGAATGGTACGATAACTTCGTTATAAATTCTTTCAGGCATCAAAAGAAACTCATCAATAATAATTCTATGAAAGCGAAAACCACGCAACTTTTCACCGTCGCCTAACGGAAGGGCTCTGATTCTGCTTGTGCCTATTTCCATTAACCACTCATCATTGCTTTTAGAAATTTTTGTAATGCATTGTCTAAAAAGGTGTGCGTCCGGGTGCATTGAGATATCTTCAATTTTTTTGAAAATCATTTTCGCTTGTCGAAAAGATTTAGAGAGAATACCTATTTCTACCCCTTGGTTTAAAACTGCATCAAGAGCCGCGTAAACACCAGTTGTAAAAGACTTGGACATACCTCGAGACCAGACTCCTAAAAAATAATCTGTCTCAAACATGCTTTTAACAGCCATATGCTGAAAGGGAAACAATTTGATTCCCATTAACAATTCTGCTGTAAAAGTTATGTTGTTACGCATAAACTCATACAGAGCAACTTTTGCTTCGCGTTCCTCTAGAAATCCTTCTAGTGCAGCTAACTCTTGGTTTGAGCGCCGTCTAGAAGGGGGTCTAGCTTGAGTTCCTTCGATCCAACTCATGATCTAAAAAATATTGCATATCAGTATCCCAAACTTGCTGGCCAAAAAAAAGTAAACTTGGGATAATTTCTTCAGAGGTTTTTCTATCCCCTGTAAATATGAATTGACAGTGCCCTGCGAATTCATAGCTTAAATCTCTAATCCTTTTTAAAATAAATTCTAAATTGCCTTTACGACCAAAAGCCCTACTTGCTTTAATCATTTTTTCGGGAGTAGACTCAGTCACAACAAACAAGAAAGAATCTAATTCTCTAGCTCTATCCAATTCCCTTTTGAACCTGTCATAATTTTTATTACTTAAAGTAGATTGCAGGTCACTACCTGACTTTCTATCAACATAAGTATATGAATAATAATCTCCCAGTAGCGTGTAATCGCCTACTTCCAACTTATGATCAACGCAATCAAGATCAGCCCATTTGAGAGGCGTCTGTTCTCTAGTGTCAATAGCTATTTTTAAATCAGACGGTACAGAGTATTGAAAGAAATTTTTAGGCAGCTTATTTCCATATAAAGGCTTTAAGTCTGCTTGTTGCGCCGCCTGATTATAACTGCCAAAAATTTTACGATACACATCTATATCTGGCAAAAAACAACTTTTAATTTCTAAATGGAAAGGAGCATACTTTCTTTGTTTTTGGGATTGGCGCTCCTTCATAATATTTAAAATATAGTCTTTTACTTCTTTCTCTGGGGCTTCGTTGCACCACTTTTTGAGCTGCTGTTTCGTAGAAAAGTCTCTCTCAAAGTAATGGTCGATATTTTTAAATGGTAATGGTTCACCTGTCAATTTATTATACCTAGGAAAATGCATAGTATAATATTCTGCCATGGTTAACCCATGTTGCTTCAAATGCTTATGTAAAGAAGTCCTGCTGGAAAATTCTTTATTGCATACTGCACAAAAAATAGCTTTGGAAGCTTCTGCTTTCATTAAATAACTTCTTGTCTGCTAATACCTAGCACTCTAGCTTTCCAATCAGACATCTGCTCAACCTTGATAGCCTCTTCTTCAACTGCCTGTTTTTGCATTTCGGCCATTTTAATCATTAGCTGTCGTTCCTCTTCTTCTTGAAACAGTTGCACCAAGGCTAAAACAGAAGCATTTCTTTGATGTTGATTTGAAATTCTTTTTGCTCTTTCTCCATTCAGCTTGGCAATCATTTTGTCTATACGATTAGTACATTGATTGTATTCTTCAGATTTAGTTTTAAGCATTTCTGTTAGGCGCATAGTTAAATCATTTTGTCCTTCAGCATCATCAAACATCAAATTAAGTTTTTGTTTTTGTTGCTCAATTTCTTTCAGGTTAACATAATCCATGCAAACATTGATATATAAATTCAACTCATCAGAAGTTAAATCTGCTTTATCCCACGTAGAACGAATGAGCTCTGATTCAAATAATTCTCTATTCTGTTTGGTAGTATACGCATTGATAACTTGAACGAATCTAGGAGCAGAAAGATACGTCAATAATTTCTCTAAACACTTTTTATCTTGGACGTTAAGCTTTTCCGTGTCAAAATCTCTAAAAACTACCTTGTTAACTTTTTTAACCAAAGTTGTCATTGCTTTTGGTGGTGCGTATCGATCAGAAGTGATCTCATCTCTCAAGCTAGCAATACCAGAAAATTCTTTGTTGATAAAATCAGATAGGGCAATAAATTTTGTGCTTTCATAAAAACCCCTGTTATTAGTTTCATCTTTCCAGAGTAACTGGGCTATTTCCCGTTTTGTCATTTCAGGAGAGTAGTGCCTGTGGATAAACTCTTTTTCTGTATCCTGCAAAAAATACTTATTAATTTTTTTCTTAACCTTTGTTTTATATTCAAATCCTTTTTCTACCCAAAACTTTCTTAAGGACCTTCCTCGAATGGTACTTCCTTTTTCGTTGGGGTCGTTAAAAAGTTTTTTAGCGGCTTCATTTAGGTCGCCATCTAATTCCTTAAACAAAGCTATAGCTTTCTCTTGTTCTTCTTTTGAAAGGCCGTGACTACTCATAAAATATATCCTCGCTTTCTAATATCTTTTTCGCAATGTTTTTATACTGATTTTTTAAATTTTTTATTTGTTTGTATCCAGCCTTTCTTCCTTTTTCATTGCTTTTGTATCCTAGGATTTTTGCTACTTCATCCTCATCGATGCCATCCATAAAAAGCATTTTATATACGAAATAGTGCCTCGGAGTTAACGCAAATTGCATTCTAACATGTAAAGATTTTGTAGCCCGCATCATGTCAAAATGATCTTCTGGCTCTGTATTGTTTGTATACTCATGGAAGTCCAAAGGCAAAGGCATTTTAATGTCGTAAGCATTTTTTTTCGTTTTTTCCCATTTTGCAAATAAGGGGCATTCGTTGCACTGCAAACCACTAGGAGTAGCAGCACATAACGCTGAAACTTGACTATCCGCTTGCTCTCTAGACTGGTTATGCTCACAATTCAAACATGGTCGAGCAAAGTTAGAATAATTATTGCGTAAAATATTTTTTAATTGGTTGGAAATAATCTTGTTGACCCATGGCTCTAAAGCTCGCGCTTGATCCCACTGCTCCCATTTTTTATATATATGCGCACGAATAATTTGCGCTACATCATCAAAATCAAACCAAGCTATAGCATGCAAATGCCATTTATAGTAACGCTTGCGTATTTCATTGTCTATAATGTCAGCTTTATCTTCGTACGTTGCGCTATCCTGCTGCATCCTCAGTATTTATTGGGCCTTGTCTAGGTGCGCATTCCGCAGTTGATTGTGCCGTGAAATCTTCTCGACTGATTTTTTTATGTTTTCGTCGAGATTTTTTTGCAGGCGTTTTTTGCGTATCTAAATCTGCGGGGTCTAGTGGATTGTTAAACAAGTCCCCTAATGTGGTTTTAGAATTTTGGATATCTACGGAATATTCTAATTTACTAATGTTAGGAATATCCTCAGTAAACTCTTCTTCCACTTCTACGTCAGCTACTGAATTAACAGTCGCAGTACTTACATTACCAAATTGCGTTCCACAAGATTGACAGAACTTTGGTCTTTGTAACGTATAATTAGCTTTCGCTCCACAGTTTTGACAAAATATACTAGCCATTTTTATATATTTTTAATTTTTGGTATCTTTTCAATTTTATTTACAATAAATTTAAGAATTTCGCTTCGAACTATATCTTCTTTTGTGAATTCAAAGCAATGGATTCCTTGTTTGGCGCTTTCTTCATCGTCAAAAGTATTATACATAGTTCTGAATCCAGTCTTACCATTGATATCAGACTGTAAAGGATCTCCGCATATAAACATTTTAGTATTTTGACCTATTCTGGTAACTAATGTAACTAACTCTTTTAATGTAAAATTCTGAGACTCATCTGCAATGATTAATTTATTCGCCCAATTCGCTCCTCTTAAATAGTTAATAGGCGCAGCAGAAATAATATTTTCACTCGTCAACATTTTAATCTGATCTACTGTCAAAATTTCTTCCATTTTGTCATTCAAAGGCATCATAAACGGATGAAACTTCTCATCTATATCTCCCGGTAAATGCCCTAAATTTTTCTCGCCGCTCTCTACAATAGTTCTTACATAGAAAATGTCATAGTCGTTGTTTTCATTAAAAAGTCGCAATGCAGAATATACAGACATAAATGTTTTCGAGCACCCGGCTGGACCAGATATCAACATTATCCGTGTCTCTGGATCGAATGCTTTTTTTAAAAAATCTTTTTGTTTATCTGTTAAATCAAACTGTTTAAAATGTAAATTATACTTGCTTCCTATATCAGGCAAAATTTTTTCCGATACTTTAGGTTTCTTACGCCTAGTCGCCATATGTATTTATTATTACACTTGACTTAGCTGTTTTTCTATTTATAATTAATAAATAATGGTTTTTCACGTATTATCTATTCCAGTATATCCCACTAGAAAAGAAATCACTTTGTGCGCTTTTACGCAAAAAGTCTATAAATTTTGTCAAGAAATGACCAAACGGGGGCATACGGTTTATCATTATGGCCACCCAAACTCTAAAGTTAATTGCACTGAACATATCAATGTGATATCAGAAGAGCTTTACAATCAAACCTATCAAAACAAAAAGTGGCAAGATTTTTTACCTCAAAACGTAAATAATGAATTACATAAACAATTTAATGATAATGCTTATCATGAAATCTTAAAAAGAAATAAAAACAATAAAGAATTTTTGTTAGCGTTTTGGGGTTTCGGTCATGCAGATGTAGCCCAAAGATTAGATGGTCGACTAATTGTTGTTGAACCTAGTATTGGTTACGATTCTCTTTTTGCAAAACACCGAGTTTTTGAATCTTATGCTCAACTACACAAGATATTAGGCGCTGCAAAAATGCACCCAAGTCAAACAGACCATGTTATACCTCCCGGTTTTTATGAAGCAGATTTCGAATTTAAAACAAAAAAAGAAAATTATTTATTATTTTTAGGAAGAATTGTTGACTCTAAAGGAGTGCTTATTGCTGACCAAATGGCAAGATTATCAAATATGCCTATAAAATTTGTTGGCCCCCAAACCCTTGAAACAAGTTTGGTAAAAAATAATCCAAAAGCGGAATATATTCATACTGTAAGTTATGAAGAGCGTAAACATTTATTAGCGAATGCTAAAGCTTTATTGATGCCTTCCTTATACATAGAGCCATGCGGATGGTCAATGATCGAAGCTTGGTTTTCGGGAACGCCGGTTATAACAACCGATTGGGGCGGTCCTGCCGAATATAATATTCATATGAAAACTGGATTTAGATGCAGAAGTCTCAATGAATTTTTTCATGCAATAAACTTAACTAATACTATTGATCCACATTACTGTATGCAATATGCTTGCCGAAATTTTAATATTTCTCATATTATGTCTCGATATGAATCTTATTTTGAATTTTTATTAGATGATTACGCTAATACTATCAAACCAACATGTAAATTCACCGTTTCACGAGGAAGTTGACGCTTGACGTATTTGCGACTTTTTTTATTATTAAAAATGAGCAACGCAGACTTTTCTCATATAAACGCAAACGTTTCCTATAACCCTACTCCATCGATCGTTATAAACGACACAAGATGTGATGAATATTTAGTTATTCTTTATTGGTTGTATAAAAACGAGTGGATGCCTATGCATTATGATTATGCTTTTAAACCTCACGTACAATGGCACAGCTTTGTAACTACTCGAAATAAATGGAAGTGGAAAGTATACGGGTTTGAGAGCCAAAAAATCACATTATTGCTCGAAGACACTTATAACGAAACGAGAAAAAACATTGTTTTTAATTTATTTTCAGAATCATCTAAAATTGATAAAGAGTACATTAGCAAAGCCATAAAATTCCAAAAAGATAATGACTGTTTTGTTTTTGTAAAAACTCAATTTGCGGATTTACTACAAAATCCTTTTGTCGAAGTTGTTGATAAATCCTTTGAGGTACCAAACGTATATGCTAGCTTCGATATTAAACGAAATGAAATTTTTCCAGATTACGGTAAAAAATATAGCACCCAAAATTGTCCTTACAGATCAAAAGTCATAGAAAATTTTAATCATCAACGAAACTGGATGGATTATAGTCAGACAGATCTATTCGACGACATTATTAATTATGAGTAAAATAATTGGCATAGGCCCTCTAAACGGGCATGATCCCGCAGTGAGTTTAATTGTAGACGGCAAAGTAGTTTTTGTTGCGGAAGAAGAAAAATTAACAGGTATAAAATCTACTTTTAATAGAGATATTTTTCCCTCCAAAGGACTCGAATTACTAAAGCAAAAATTTGATATTGATTTACACACGTGCGATCACATTACCCAGCCTCGAGCAATAGTGAAGCTAGAAGCAGGCTCATGGAGAAAATATAATTCAATCGATTTGATGCCTACAGAATATCGTACCGATGAAATTCTAAATAAATTAAACTTTTTCTCACATCATCAATGTCATGCTCTTGGATCGTATTTTACCTCTGGGTTAGAAGGTAAAACAATTGCTTTATCTCACGATGGAGGAGGCGTAAGAAGCAGAGGTAAAATTTATTTGTGTGAAGATGGTAAATGCGATCTAATACATTCTCAATGGTATGCTAGAACCGGAAGCCTTGGGCACCTATGGGCACTAGGTACAATATTCCTTGGTTGGGTAGAATCAAAGGATGAAGGTAAAGTAGTAGGTTTAGCTGCGCATGGCCAAGTGCAGCCTTGGCTTTATGAGTGTTTTTCACAAAGTATTCAATACAATAATTTAGAATTTAAAGGGGGAGATAGCGAACCCAAAATTTGGTATATTTTTACGCAGCTTCGCAATACTGGTTTTTATGACAACGGAAAAAATCGAGCTGATTTTGCTGCCACGATGCAAAAATTTTTAGAAGATAAGATATTTGAATTACTTTCAGATTTGCACCAACAGCACCCTGAGTATCGTAAACTATCTTTGGCGGGGGGCGTTTTTGCAAATGTTAAATTAAATCAATTTATAAATGAACTTGAGTATTTTGATGAAATCTACATTCACCCTGCGATGGGCGATGCTGGGTTATCTTTAGGAAGCGCTATCTGCAAAGCCGTAGAATTAGACGAAATAAAAAAACCCCTTAAACTTAACCATGTATTTTTTGGTCAAAATTTTAGCGAAAGAGAATGGAATCAAGAGGCTCGAAAGCATAATGTAGTTAGCGAAGATTTTAATATTCAACGTGTGGCTTCTTTAATAAATGCTGGAAGTGTTGTTGGCCTCTTTATAGGTAATACTGAATACGGGCCACGCGCACTAGGGAACCGAAGCATCTTAGTTAGAGCAACTGACGCAGAAACTCATCAAAAACTCAACGAACGCTTAAGTAGAAACGAAACAATGCCATTCGCGCCTTCAGTATTATCTGAATACGTTGAAGAAATTTTTGAATGCCATAAATCAAAACATGCCGCTGAATTTATGACCATGTGTTACGAAACTAAAGATGAATGGGTTCATCGTATTCCCGCTGTAGTTCAACAGCTCGACAAGTCATCGCGCCCTCAAATCGTACAAAGAGAAGCTAATCCTCTTTATTATGACATAATCAATGAATATAGAAAAATTTCTGGCCTACCTATAGTTTTAAACACCTCTCTGAACGCCCATGGCGACCCCATAAATAACTATCCTCATCAAGCCATGAAGCTTTTAACAGAGGGCTGTTTAGATTTTCTGGTAAACGAAAACAAAATTTATAGTTGCAAATATTAACTACCAATACTTATTTTCGTAATCGGGCGTGTTTTCTTTAATTGCCGCTTCTCTCCATTCTGGAGTAGAATTTGAGTTTATTAACGTATGATTTGCCGAATTAGTATATTCAGAAGGCTCCCATCGTTTTGCTAGCTGGTACATTTGAGCTTCTTCATATCCAAGCATGTAAACTAAGTTGGCAAACTTTTTTAAAAGTGTTTTGCGTGGAGGTGGATTTATCCCTCTTTCGATTTTGCGCCACATAGTTTTTTCTACTCCTAGTATTTTAACAAATTTATCAAGAGTTTTAAAATGCTTCATTCTATACTGTTTTATAAAATCGTTAAATTTCATTCGGTCACAATTTATACACCTTTGTGTATAATAGTAGAAGGAAATGAAAGCTCCAAGAAATTTTTCTAGTATAATTATTGCGTTAGCAACAGGAATTATCATAGGTTCCGGATGGTGTCTTATGGGGGGAAATGATAAAATAAAAACCAAAATAGCTGAAAAAGTAGTCGAAAAAACTATAGAAACCGCTAAAGACAAAGCAGAAGAAAAAATAAAAGATGAGCTTTTGAATAATTTTATAAAATAATGGATATTAATAATTTTATCGACATGGCCTTTGGGGTGGCGGTCTTGTTTGTCGGGTGGACGATGAATAGGTTATTCTACAACATTGATGAGCTCTGGAAAAAACACGACGAAGTAACAAGTAGAGTTACTAAAATGGCTATCGAAATCCCTAAAGAATATGTAACCAAATCGGATCTAAACAGAGCAATAGAAATAATTCATGAACGCTTTGATAAATTAGAAGATAAAATTGACGCCCTCAAAGAGAAATGACTAATTTCCTTTCGAATATTAGCCTTACAAATCTAACTTCC